ATTCTATTAATACCAACACCAAATAGTGCTGCAGCGGCTGCTGCTAGGTCATAACTTCCGGTATATACTGGTTTATATCGCTGATATGCAAATTGTACTGATAGTCTGTGAAAACCATCTTCAGCCCAACTCAATGGTTGTGATGATACTCCAATTGGAAATGCATCAATTAATTCGACTGCATAAATTTGTTTAATGAAATCGTCATATTGAATCACTTTAATTGGTGTCATGTATCTTGTCGATTCATCTTTACCATATCTCATATTGTTTGTGTCAGATGGATGAATTGCCTCAAGCCATCTATCAAATAATTTTCTTTCCCAAAATTCATTGGTACTTATGAATCCTAAAGTAATTTCACCATATTGTGAACCATAAGGAACTTTAAAACCTGGACCATAAATTTTAGCATCTTGTGTCATCAATGTTCTACCTGGCAACTCAGCTGTTTCACATTGTAATGCGAGATACCTTGATAGTGTTGGATTTGCAGATGGATTAGGATTTTGCCCTATAGCACTACCTATAGCATCTGATATTGAACCAAAAATTGAGTTTGGTGCATTTAAAATGTTTTCAATAATGTTATTAGGAACAAAATTTGAAATATAAGTCGGTAGTGGAATGACAACTTCAAATCTAGACGGTTTTGCAGGACCATCCTTTGACTTCATATGAGACAAAAATAAATTTGGAGAAAACGACATTAGAATTTTTTCCTTGAGTCTGCGTAAACTTTACTAGTAGTGGCACCAACAAATGTTTCAACAGGCAACATTGCAGCAATGTCCCATTCATCTGCGGTGATTTCCAAAAATCTGGATTCAATCTGTGTAAACAGATATCTTTTGATACATGGATTTGCTTCAAATATTCTAGAAGCTGCAGCCAAGTATCTGTAATTAATTTTTAACTTTGTTTTTTCATCATATGTGTCATTAGACATTGTATCACTTAATTTGTCCAACAAAACCATTCGGTGTTTAGGGTGAATATAATGAAGATTCAAACCTAAAAAACCATCATTATATCGTTCAATTGGAATCACCAATGGAAAACGGTCATAATATGGCATACTGTCTTTTGTCTTTGGGTCATAGAAATAAAAGTACATTTTTCCAATCATGGATGTAGTTTTAAGTCTTTCCCTATCCCTCATCAATCCAGCTGAAGTTGGTTTCAAGTCCTTAACTTTTGCTCGCAACCATGCTCTAGAAGCATTGGTTCTAGGTGTCAAACCTTCTTTTGCAAGTGATGATTTTATTCTGTCGATTAATTTTGCCATTATCTATTTATCTCATATGCCTAAGTCTTTTTCAGTTAAGACTTTGAATTGCCAACCATGTTCTTTACAAAACAAATCGGCAGCTCTCCACTTTTCTTGGTTTACGGCATATGTTGCCGACTCTTGGATAAATCGTGCCGTTTTGCGTCTCCGCACAGGTTGTTTCGTCTGTGACTCTGGCTTTATCTCTAGTATCATTGTCGTCTCCTGACCATCTTTCCGTTTGATCCTGACGATGAAGTCTGGAAAGTAACGATGCACTTTTTGGTCGATAGGAGACTTATATGGTATTGGCAACTCTTCCGATGCCCACCAGATAACATTTGGGTTATCATCTAACCATTTCATTACTCTAATTTCCCATGAAGAACGATAGACAATGTTATCAGCATTGCCATTATACTTCTTTGGATTTTTGGGGTGGAAGATTCCTTTGTGGTATGACATAAATAGTCTCAGTATCTCTTATGTATGATAAATATATCCAGTAAATTAAAAGGACCATAAATGGCAGGACTACTAAGTTTTCTTTCAGACATAAGTGTGCAAGGCGGAGGTCAGCCTTCAGGTCCATTGGGTAAATTAAGTTCTACAGATTATGGGTCAAACACTTATAGATATCCCGCAGATTTAGGGTCTTCGGATAAGAATCATTACATGATGATTCAAATTCTTCAACAAAGAAAGTCACAATTTATTACAGGAAACAGGTCTGCTGTTGGTGTTGAAGTTGGACCTAAATTTGGCGCAGATGCCGGTCAAGCAGTAATTACACAAACAGCAAATAAACTTGTTTCAGAAGGTGTCAATAAAGTATCTGATGCCGTATCAAGTATATTACCAACCGGTGTTAAACAAATTTTTACTGCGGCAACAGATTTGATATCAACTCTGGAATCTGTACCTGGTGTATCAACAGCAACCGGTGCAGTTGAAGGATTAGCAGATGGTGCAAAAGCCTTTATTGCTGATGCAATGACTGGTAATGTTAGAGCAACAACAAAAATAGAAAGTTCAATTGCTCTTTATATGCCAGACACATTGAATTTTGAATATGCACAAAACTACTCAACTCCAAGTTTATTAGATTCAGCTTTAGGTCAAGGAATTGGTTTAGCTGGAGGTATGGGAAATTCTATTTTAGATGCATTGAATAATGGTAATCTAACATCTGAACAGAAGGCAAAAGCAATAACAAAAAATGCAACACCGTTTATTGCAAATGGAATACTTAAAACAATGGGTGGTGCTGGTCAAATTTTATTCGCTGCTGGATCCGGAACTGTCCAAAATCCAATGATGGAAATGATTTATAGTGCGCCAGAATTTAGACATTTTCAGTTTGACTTTATGTTTTATCCTAGAGACCAAAAAGAAGCATCTGAAGTTCAAAGTATAATTTCAACATTAAGATTCCATCAAGCACCTGAATCTCAGAAATCTACCAATGGATATTTTTTAGTTCCACCATCAGAATTTGATATTAGCTTTTATTATAACGGAAAAGAAAATCCAAATATTCCACAAATAGGCATTTGTGTTTTGAAAAATATAAATGTAAATTATGCACCAAACGGATTTGTTGCATACGAAGTTCCAAATCAACCAGCTACAATAGGTGGTACTGGTATGCCAGTAGCTATACAATTAACATTGATGTTTGAAGAAACAGAAATCAGAACAAAACAATCATATGATGTGGAAGAAGGTTTGAATCGTTCAAAAACTGTGACACAGGATTTTGTTGCAACACCAAGTCCATTTGGAAACAGACAAGGAAGATAATGTCAAAATATTTTAATTTTTTTCCAAAGACCTTATACACATTAGACTCAAAAAATGTTGATTCGGTCAATAACATTGTTTCTCGATTTAATTTTGAAAATAAATTTAAAGAAAATACTGCTGTATCATATGAGTATGATATAAAAGATGGTGACACACCAGAAATCATTGCTGCAAAATTTTACGGTGATTCTGAAAGACATTGGATTGTATTATTGTTTAATAATATTGTTGACCCACTATTTGATTGGCCAATGCCTTATAACACTTTGGTTAAATTTATGGATGAAAAATATAAAGAATATTCTGGTGCTCAATTAGGATCCAATTGGGCTAAAAGTCAAATTCATTCATATTATAAAATTGAAAAAAGAACTCTGTTAAGTACAAACACTATCACCATAAGTAAATTTAAAATTGATGCAAACACTTATGATGGCCTTACAATTTCTACAAATACACCTCCAATCACTTTACCAGATTCTCAATTACTTAAAATTGAAATCTATAAAGAGACTCAATCGTATTATGATTATGAAATGGAATTAAATGAATCTAAGAGAAGCATAAAACTTTTGAAACCTGAATTTGTGCCTAATGTGGAACAAGAATTTAGACGAGTAATTGCATAATGACAGTTAATATTAGTCAGTCAACCCAGTTTGAGATAACAAAACTAGCTATCAATTCCAAATTGGGTCCAATTGATGTAAGTGGTATATTTGAAGAATTAAACATTTTTGATAGTGTTTTGGTTCCGTGCGTGTCTGGTAACATCTTAATTAAAGACTCTATTGGATTATCCAAAAAACTTATGTTGGATGGTAGTGAGTTTATTGATATTGATATATCAAAAGATAAGAATAGTCAATCTTTAAATTTCAAAAGAACTTTTAGAATTTTTAAACAATCAGATAGAACAAATATAAATCAAAACACAGAAGCTTTTATCCTTCATTTTGTTTCTGAAGAAATGATTTATTCTGAGCAACAAAAAATTAGTCAATCATATACAGGTCAATATTCCAATATTGCATCTTCTGTTCTTTTGGATTATTTAAAAATTCCAAATAATAAAATTGGAATTTTCGAAACAACTAAAGGTATTCATAATGTTGTTGTTCCTTTACTGTCACCTATTGATACAATGAATTGGTTGGTAAAGAGGTCAGTTAGTGAAAAAGATACGGCAGATTATGTGTTTTTTGAAAACAAATTAGGATTTAATTTTGTATCATTAAATAAATTATATGAACAACCAAGTATCTTTACTGTAAATTTTTCAGCAAAAAATTTGACTGATAGTATAGGCACAGAATTTTTAGGTGTAACAAACTATAACATCACCTCTTCTTTTGATGTATTAGAAAATACTAGAAATGGATATTACTCAAATAGATTTGTTGGTTTTGATATCTTAACAAGAACTTTAGTTGAAAGTAATTTTGGTCAAGCCAACAATTATAGAGGGGCACATTTAAATTCTACTTCAAACATATTTCTTTCCAGAAATAGAGAAGGTAGAGATGCTGGTCACATGCCATTTTCTAAAGTCAATTTGTATCCATTTCAATTGTATAGAAATTATCAAGGATATGTTAAAGAAAATGATACAGATAAATCATTGATGATTGATGAAACTCACAAATATATTCCACAAAGAAAAGCTATACTTAAAAATTTAATGCAAAGAAGAATGACCATATCTTTACCTGGAAACTTCTTTGTATCTTCTGGTTTCATTTTAACTGTTGATTCACATGCGTTTTCATTGTCATCGGATTCTACAGACCAAACGGACAAATCTGTTTCTGGAAAATATTTAATTCTTGCAACAAGACATATGATTACACCACAAAAACATGAAACGCATTGTGAATTGGTAACAGATTCGATAAACACAGGACTTTCTTATGCAGCTGATGGTTCTTTAGACTCATCTAAATACAAATGATGCAAGAGAATACAAATTTCGTTGGTAAAGACGGGTTTACCTGGTGGATTGGTGAGGTCGAAAATAGAGTAGACCCTCTAGCCATCGGAAGATGCCAAGTGAGAATTTTTGGTTGGCATAATACAGATAAAACAAAACTACCAACACAAGATTTACCTTGGGCACATCCAATGTATCCAATTAATGATTCTAAAAAGTTTTCTGCACCAAAAATTGGCACTTGGATATTTGGTTTCTTCTTGGATGGAGAAAACGCACAACAACCAGTGATGATTGGTGTTTTACCTGGAATAAAAATAAAATGAGTAAACAATTACAACAATTACATGAATTGACAGCAAAGGCCACGATAGCACATAAAATGTATTCTGCTGGGTTAATAACTAAAGAAGAATTTAAACAAAAATTGGATGAAATTGATTGTCATTGCCATGATGATATTGTATTGGAAAAAAAACATGCAGACCTCGATTCATATTACAGAGAAACATTAGCTGGAATTTTGAAATCGTGTGAGTTGGGAGAATAATTAATGGCACTTACACCTGAAGAACAAACACAATTAAGTAGTTTAGTTCCTACTGCTATATCAACCCAAACTGTAACAACAGCCTATGCTGATGCTACTCAAAATTATGTAGATTCGGAAGCAGTGTTAAAAACAATTGATTCTAATGCTGATAATATAACTCAAACTACCGAAATTAATGTTACCGTTGCAGAAGAAACAACAACACTTTCAATTGAAAATTCTACTACAACAGACACTCAAGTTGTCACAAATACAGTAACATCCGATTCGCCACTTCGTGGTAATTTTCCTGGTCAAACCAATACTGTTGAAACAAAGGCTTATGTTGACCAAAAAGTTGTTGTTGACTCTAAACCGGCCTTAGCTACATTTCCAGGAAATCAAGCTTCAGCAGCAAATGCTCGAGATGTTCCTATTAGTGGTGTTCCCGATATATCACCATATGCAAGAAGTGGTCGTAATATTGTCGGTACAACCACACACCGAAGAAATCAAAATTTAATACATTCTTGTGATTTTGCAAATGATTTAAAGAAGAGCATTTACTTAAAGAAATTTTTGAAATCTATTGCACGATGGGTCAGAGAAGGCATTAGAAAAATTATGCAGGTGTTGGGTTTTACCGATTCATCTGGTTCTTTTTCTTCAATCATCAATGCACTTAAAAAACTTGCAAAAGAATTGAAATACATAAAGACAGAATATATTGATCCAATTATTGAATTTGAAAAATATGTTCTTGCAGTTCTAGTTAAAATTAGAGCAATCATTCAATGGATTTTAAGTTTGCCAGCAAAAATATTAGCTTTACTTGCAGCTTGCCTTTTAAAATTATTGAAATCATTGGTACAAATGTTTGTTGATGCATGGAAAGAATCTGGTGCGGAATTAGGTCAAAGTAGTGATGCAGGCAAAAGTTGGGAAGAATTGTCTGGTGCAATAAAAGATGCAGCTAAAGCCGCAGGTGAGTTATTAACTGCAACAAGTACTGCAGCTGGTTTGGCAGTAGGTATTGGTGTTTCAGCAACAGTTGGATTAGTTGCACCAGTTAGTGAAGCCGAAATACAGGCCGCAAACAAAACAATCACCAACTATTCAGGTAGTATTCCTGCTGGTTTAGAAGTGCCAAGTGATCCAGACTTTTTAAAGAAATCCACTCCTTAGGAAATAATTATGACAGATGCTGAATTAGAAAAATTACTTGCTGACCATCCAGCAACAGCTAACCTTGACGATGTAAGTAAAAAAGAACAAGCTGAAAACCTTACCGAAAATAATGCATATAAAGAATCATATGATAAATTAACTGCTGCGTTAAAATCTAACCCATCCGAAAATTTATTTACTGAACCACCTTCACCTGCGGATCCTGATAATCCTCCATTATACCCATACAATGAAACATGGGATAGTGAATCTGGTCATTCAATTCAATTAGATGATACACCAGGCAGAGAAAGAGTTTCAATACAACATGGTAAATCTGGAAACTTTATTGAAATGCATCCAAATGGTGACCAAGTTATAAAAGTTTTTGGTGAAAGTTTTGATATCACTATTGGTAAGAAAAACATTTATGTTACTGGTGCTTGCAATATTGTAGTTAATGGTGATTGCAATATGCAGGTCAATGGTGATTTTAACCAAGAAGTTAATGGTGATTATAACCTTGCAGTCAAAGGAAAATACAATCTCAGAGCTGTTGAAAATATGTCTATATCTGGTGATAGTGATATAGGTATTGCAGCAAATGAACAATTTGGTGGCCAATTAAATTTAACTGCATCTGATAGTATAAATTTAGGTTCTGATGTATTTGTACATGGTTCTGTTGCTTGTGATACACTTACTGCTGATTCAAGGGTTAATGCAGGTATGGGTGTGTATGCGGGACCTTATGGATTTACATCATCACTTGGTGGTTTGAGTTTAGGTATTCCAACACCATTTACACCAGTTGCAACTCCTGGTTGTATTAATATCGTTGGCTCGATAACAGCATTGGGTTCTGTTAATGCACCAGTTGGAAACTTTTTAAAGACAAATGTTGGTCTGGCAACTAATGGTATATCTTCTTCTATTTTAGGTGCTGATTTGATTAATGATATTTTTTATAATTTTCATATACATCCAGCACCAGACGGTGTAACCGGAGTCACATTCCAACCGGCAATGAGTGCTTAATTATGGCAACACTATTTCAGAAATTAGGATACAATTATAGTGATCCACATGGAGATATAACCGAGTTCTCAAGTGATACGGTTGAACACTTAGAATCTCTTCCATCAATTGTTGAAGATTGGCAATCACAAGACATTGCTGACAGTAATGTTGGTGGATATAATCAAAATCCTCTAGGCACAATATCAACCACTATTGCCACAACAGCAAATTTAATTATGAATCTCGAAAGTCAAATTGAGATTTATGATAATGCTGGTGTTGGTACTATAATGGCTCGTGTTGCAAACAACGCAAATAATTTGATTGCAACAGCAATTGCTTTCAAAGACCATACAGATAGAGTATCTGGTGTAACTTCATATTCCGATTATGTCACAAGTGGTTCTAGTATTGCTTCAACAAAACCATTTAAAGATACAATTAAAGGTTTTAGTAAACTTCTAATCTATTTGATTTACCAAACAGATGGAATCACCAATACTTCTATATCGTATGGTGCTCAGACCAGTTTATTTACTGGACCGGAAGCGAACACATATTCTAATACTTTGACAACATATAAAACTACAGTAAATTCAAGTATTTACATTTCAGGTCCAAACACCAAGTCCACATTGACCTCAACTCAAGCAAATACAATTAATACTGGAATCAATGAAATTATTAGTTTTTTGGATACTCGTAGAACACATGATGAAACATTTTTTACCAATATGAAAACAATGGTTTCTGACTATCAAAAAACAAGACAATTTTCTAATATGGGTGAATCAGAAACTAATTTAGTTAATAACTATACAGGCTCAAGTAAGATTCTTACCAGAATTAACTCATAAATAGAAGATGGCAACCACAACAACACAAATAGCTACTGGATTTAGTGATTTAGATTTGAATTTTATTATGCATCCGGTCAAAAAGGATATCAACCGTCATACGAATGAGACAGCGGTTGTGAATTCTATTAAGAATCTTATTTTGACCAATCACTATGAAAAACCATTTCAGCCAGATATTGGTAGTAATGTTCGCCGTATTCTATTTGAAAATATGGATACAATTACTGCAACAACATTACAGAATGAAATTGCACAGACTATTAAAAATTATGAACCTAGAGTTAATATAACCAAAATTCAGGTTACTGCCGATTATGAGAATAACGGATTTACAGTTCACATGGAGTTTTATGTCATTAATAAAACAAATCCAGTAACAATTAATTTCTTCCTAGAACGGATTAGATAAAGATGGCTAACGCTCGTTTACAAATTTCAGACCTTGATTTTGACCAAATCAAGGAAAATTTAAAATCTTATTTACAACAACAAACAACATTTCAAGATTATGATTTTGAAGGTTCTGGTCTTTCCGTTCTTTTGGATATTCTTGCCTACAATACTCACTACAATTCATATTACTTGAACATGGTTGCAAATGAGTCATTTTTAGATACTGCTATTTTAAGAGACTCTGTTGTATCACATGCAAAAACTTTAGGTTATACACCACATTCACTTACTGCACCAAAAGCAACAATTAATGTTACGGTTGAAAGTGGTAATACTACACCTAGTGTTATTACGATTGGAAGAGGATTTTCTTTTAGTTCTTCTGTATTTGATTTTGCGTCATATAATTTTGTTCTATTGGAAGAAGCAGTTGCCACAAAATCTGGTACATCTTTCTATTTTGAAAATTTAGAAATATATGAAGGTTCATTAAACAACTATCAATTTGTACACAATAAAAATTCAAATCCTAAATCGACATTTACTTTACCGGATTCGAATATTGATACAAATACAATCAAAGTTTCCGTTTCACCAAACTCTGGCAATACATTTTCTGAAATATACAATTTAGCCACAAGTATCATTGATGTTCAAATTGACTCTCCTGTATTCTTTCTACAAGAAGACAAAAACGGAACATATAAAATTTATTTTAGTGATGGTACAATAGGTAAGGCACTAGATGATGGTGCAGTAATTTCCGTAAGTTATTTGGTAACAAAAGGTCCTGTTGCAAATCAATTAAATGCATTTATACCTAATACAACTATTAATGGACTTCCTAATGTAACAGTTGAAGTGGTTAATGTTGCATCTGGTGGTGCTGATAGAGAGTCAATTGATGAAATTAAATTCGGTGCTGTTTCACAATTTACCACACAAAACAGATTGGTAACTTTTAAAGATTATGAATCTTACATAAAAACAAATTATCCAAATATTGATTCACTATCGGTATGGGGTGGTGAAGAAGAAAATCCTCCAGAATACGGTAAAGTTTATATTTCGATGAAGCCGAAATTAAATTACTACATTTCTGAGATAGAAAAACAAAGAATTATTGATGAAATAATTTCTCCTAAATCTATTGTTTCTGTGACACCACAAATAAGAGACCCAAAATATTTGTATTTGTTACTTTTCAATAATGTTAAGTATACAAAATCAAAAACAAATAGTTCAGTAACCTACATTAAAAATGCAATTAAAAATTCAATACTTGGTTATTCTAACACCAATTTGAATAAATTCGGTTCAACATTTATACTCTCAAAATTACAAGATTCAATTGACAATGTTGATTTAAATTCTATTAATGGTTCTGAAACTATTGTAAGAATTCAAAAACGATTTGAACCTGTGTTAAATCAACAAACAACTTATACGATTGATTTTAATGTTCCTTTACATAGAGGAACAATTACCAATAGAATGACCTCAACGCAATTTGATGTGTATGATAATTTTGGTACAAGAAGAACTGTTCTCTTGGAAGAAATATCTCAATCATACACAGGTGTTTCGTCTATTGAAATTACAAATGGTGGTTCTGGTTACTTGATTGCACCAACTGTTACAATTACAGGTGATGGTACTGGTGCAACAGCTGAATCAGTAATCATAAATGGAAGAGTTGCCGGAATCACAATAACAAACCGTGGCTCTGGTTACACACGAGCATTGGTAACAATTTCTGGTGGAAGTGGTTATGGTGCTACTGCTATTGCAGTTTTAGATGCAAAATTTGGAACAATCAGAACAATTTACTATGATGAATTTGTACAAAGACAAATCGTCAACGAAAATGCAGGCACAATAAACTATGACACTGGTGAAATTATAATAGATAATATATTGGTTCTATCTGTTAACTCTACAGATGGATTGATTCGATTGACTATTGAATCTGAAAGTGGTATTTTGTCGTCTTCAAAAGACACTATTATTACAATTGATGAAAATGATCCAACATCCATAACAACAGAATTATCTGAAGTGTAATGACTGACAATAAAGTATCGCTGTTAATTAATAGACAAGTTCCCGAATTCGTTCGGGAAGAATACCCTGTTTTCATTTCATTCTTGGAAGCATATTATGAATTTTTGGAAAACAAACAAGGTACTCAGAAAAATGATTTAATCACCAAGTCAAAAGAACTGAGATACCTTTCTGATGTTGATTCATCTATAGAAGAATTTGAAGAACAATTTTTAAATTCATATGCAGCATTTTTACCAAAAGATACAGCAGTAGACAAAGCTACATTAATTAAAAATGTATTGCCACTTTACTTGTCTAAAGGTTCTGAATCTTCATTCAAGTTATTGTATAGAATGTTGTTTGGTCAAGAACTTGAAGTTAGTTATCCAAAAAATAATGTTCTTCGTGCTTCTGATGGTAAGTGGGAAATTGAAAACACACTTAAAGTTTCATCAAACTTCTATTCTTACTATACAGGTAATGGAACAACCACACAATTTAAAATTTTACAGGCATTGGATCCTTCACAGATTTCAGTTTATGTGAATGATGTATTGCAAACAACAGGTTACAATGTAAGAAAAGAATCAAAGAAAATTGTTTTCAATACAGCACCAATAACTGGTTCTGATATCA